TGATATACCCAGCAGCGCGTGAGGGAATGCTATTGCCCATGATCCAGATTTACCAGTTCCATATCCACCCTGTATAATGAGCGGAATAGTCCCGCCCAGCTTTACCCACCATGCGTTGGCGTTGGAGACATCGCCGGCAACAACACCCGCTTGGGATTCGACGTTGGCGATGTAGCTCATGATGTCTGTGCCGTTGACTAGGAGCTTGCCGCCTGAGCTCGAGAGTCGGACAGAGTAATCGGAGGTGTCGCCGCTTTTCTCATGGAAATCTACCATGCTTCCGATTTCCATGCCGCCGTCTGTACCGATAACGGGGAAACGAGTGCCGTCCCAAACGCTGTTAGCGGCGTTTGGTGTGTACGGCAGATGGTCAAGGCCTGTGCCGCCATGGGCCACTGGCAGGATACCGGTAATGCCCGGGGTGACTGATTTATCGGCCTCGTTGATGTTTACCCTCTTTTCGCTTGCAAGGTCAACCTGCACGGTCTTGCCCAGCATGGCAGGTGTCACGATTTTATCCTTGACGGTCCCTGCTGTCACCTCAGCCTGCGTTGCAAAGTCAATGGTCCGTGGGAGCATGATATAGGCCGCAGTCCCGTCGGAGATGGTAGAGCCTACGGCCCCCCACACCGGTTCTGCGTCGCCGCTGGTGCCCTCCGTGGTCACCCGTGCAATGGTGTTGGCTGGCATGTTCGGAGATAAAACCACCTGCCCCACGAGGTAGTTCGTGCCGGGCTGCCAGAGAGCCATAGACACAAGGGAGTACATTACCGCATATTGGTTTTTAAGGTACTCCTGAAACTGCTGCTCTGTGGTGCCTTTGCTGGCGTCATTAGGGTCGGGATAATCAAGCATCCCGTCCAGTGTCTGTAGTTTTTTTACATCAGTCATTTAACCCTCCAATAGTTCATTAACAAATCCCTGCCATGTGATGTCCACCGTTCCAGCCACCTGCGTTCCTGAGCTGTCCAGCAGGGCAATGACGCAGGGCGTCTTGCTTAAGACTTTAACTGTCACAGCGTCATCATCCTGCACTGCATCGATGTGGACCGCCGTGGTCTCATAAAATGGCGTGGTAATCGGGAGCTCCATCCCCTCAGCAGGCACCGCCAAATCTTCAAAGTGTTCCTGACGGTCCGGAACATCCAAGTAGGCATGGAGGCCCTTAATAATTGTTTCTTGATAAGAGTTGTTCTTTGCCTCAATCCTTATCTGGATGTCATCACCGGCCTGAGCCTCCACTTTATCAGACCACTGTTTCCAAAGGTCGGCTGCGGTGTCCCACACATTGGCGTACTTTTTTTCGGTCGCCCAAAAACCGGCATCCGCCTTATTCGCTGGCCAGAAGGAAGAGTTGAGCGCCAGCCGGTAGTAAATGACTGCCGGTCCCTCAATATCTGTGGTGAGCCAAAACTGGCCGCTCGCCGGGGCCTTGAATTGACAGCTAGCGACGTAAGACTGGAAAGAGCTGTCCCACATTTTGGCGTCCTTGGTGCTCCAAAACTTTCGGCCTTTTTCATGCCACATTTTGGTTGAGTTGACGGCGTGGAGGTAGCCATCGGATAAGACGATGCCGTTGTTTTTAACGTCGGCAAAATTGGCCTCTCCGAAGTCTTTATCAAAGAGTACATTTTCCTGTAGTAAATCCCCCATGTCCAGCAGACAGTAAGCAAAGTTTTTGGACTCATTGCCGTTAGTGTCTACAGCCTTTATCATGACGGCGTGGGTGCCCTGCCTGATGGTCTGCGTTTCGTAAGGCTGGGTAGTTATCAGCCCTTCCTGGACAGCTATGCCTGTTTCCCAGTTGAGTTCCTTCCCCTGCGTGTACTTGAGGATAAATCCGGCGCTGTCGTTCGGATCCGGATAGGTATATTTCCACCAATAGCGTCGGATAGATGAGGCCATCTTTTCAACATTCAGGACTTCCACGTCTGGCGGAAGGATCTGCACAGACTTTGGTACAAAAGGATAAGCCTGCACATCTGCAAGGCTCTGCTCCATGCCGACGAACACATTAAAGGCGGTAAATTTAAAGTAAACGGTCTTGCCAATGTAGGCATTTTTCAAGCCGGACCGCAGAAAAGCCTCATCACACCTTGCAATCTGCGTGCCTGTCGGATGATACTCAGGGTCGCTTCCAAACTGCCCACGGACAAGTCCGGACAGCTTCCAATGTCCGTTGTCCAAGAGCTCAGCGGTTTGGTAAGAGAGGGCCTCGCCGTCGATGTACATGACGGTGTCTCCGTTTTTGGCACTGGTGGCATCTACAGAGGTAAAATCCCCTTGGTTGAGAACCATCTCAAGGGACGTGTCTTCAATTTCAAGCGGCGCAGCCAAGGTGCCGTAGCGTGCCCGGTAGTCGATGGTACCCAGTTTGCGGTAATACTCATTAGTGTCAGACACCCAGACGGAGCATCCGCCCCAGTTAGGATTCTTGCCCCAGGTCCCTAGCCATACCTCATTGTCCGCATCCGTCATAAGAGCCGGAGGCTGGAAAATCATCGGTGGCTCACAGGTGCCCGGGTCAGGATTGAAATCAATGAGAGGCCTTTCGTTCTCATGCACGTTGTACTCAGCTTCATCGTACACGCCTTTTGCTCTTGAGATGGCGGTAAAGGTCAGCACGCCATTGGTACCCTCGGTTACGCTGTCAATCATAGCAGGCTGGTTTTCTATGCCCATGGCAGGGTCGTTCAGCATGACGAGGTCACCGGGCTCTAATCGGCAGAATGCCCAGTCAAGTTTAAAGGTGTACTTAACCCTTTCATACTTGTTTTTGCGGCACAGTTCTTCAGCCAGTTTTACCGCCCTTGTCTTTGTGTAGATGTAATGGGCCTTGGTAGTACTGGCCTGCCTCACGCCAAATTCCTTGATGTCGTCGTTGTCCTGATAATTAACTATCTCTTTTTCGTAGCCATTGGAGCGGTTGAGAAATTCCACGGAAATCCGGTTGTAAATTTCGGAAGAATCTTTGCGGCTGTAGGTGATGCACGCCCCGCCGCTCTGCGGGATAAAGTCATCCGGCGTGAGGTTGTAGCGGATAGTCTTGTCCGGCTTCCACTTGCCCACCGCCCTGTCTGCCCTGGGAACGATTTTGAAGCGGTCGTTAGACCAGAAGAAATATGCGTTAGTGATATTGGCTATCTCATTGACAATTTCCCTTGCGCTCTTTGCGTCGGTGCTGTCACTGGGGGTGGATATAAGAAGGTCAGCTTCTTTACAGTACTGTCTGTAATTGTCGATGCCGTCAATCTTGACACCACCCAGTCCTACTTTGTTAAGGACGTAGAGGATGTAGTCGGCAGGATTGACGTCCACGCCGTCGCCGGTGTCCAATAGCTTTCCCTTAACCTCAAAGTTAAAGTCCGGCATGGAGCCTGAATCACCTAAGTCAATCACGCCTGCCATATAGGCCAGATTTTCATAAGCGAGTGCTTTGTTAGGATGTTTGCCCTGGATATAGGCCCACGGTTTTTGGTCAGCGGTGCCGGAAAAGAGGGTAAGGCCCACGTCACCATTAGGGTACTGGTAGACATTTTTCCCTTTCCACATAGTCCCAATACCGGTAACAGGCCCCTCGCACAGGGCAAGGATGACGGCCACGGTATAGGTGTAAGTGACGGTTGTAGTCTTAGAGCGGCCACCCTTGCCCGACTTCTGAGAAGATTTATGTTCGTGGGCGGTAAAGTCATCCCAATAGATGACGTTTGGAGAGATTCGAGTAGTACCCAGAATCTCGCAGACGCTCGCTCCGTACTGGGCTGTAGAGACGGTAAAGTCCGAAATCTTATTCTCACGGATCGTCGTGTTGTGGCCCTTAAACAAGCCCATACTTTACCCCTCCCTCCTAAAGCGGTACACACCGTGCAGCCGACTTTTGCCTGTGGCAGTTAAAAACATCACATCATTGATGTCGGTCATCACTACCCCCTGCTCTACCAGAGCATGGATGATGCGCCCATCACCAGTATAAATGCCGCCATGGGACACGCAGCGACCAAATTTATATAGCAAAAAGTCCCCGGGCTGGATGTCTGACAAGGGAACTCTATCGCAATACTTTTCTACAATATTCAAAAACCATTCAGAGGAGTGGTGCAGGTGCCATTCGTTGGAGTAAGGAGCCACCTTGATGGCCCCCTTTTCCACATATCCGCTGTTTTCGAGGCAGGAGATAAGGAGCATGCCGCAGTCCACGCCTCTACCTTTTACCTTGGCCTGATTGACGTGGGGCGTCCCAAGCCATGTATAAGCTTCTGTAACAATCGGATTCATCATAACAGCACTTCCTTCAAGGGTACATAGGGCGCAATGACTGAGGCGGAATCCTCCTCGGTGCTTGAGGACACCTTGCCGCCTGAGGCGGAGTAGGTGCCCTGAGGGTAAAAGCGGCGGCGGGGAAATTCTTGAGACAGCCCCTGCACCTTACTTTTTACAGTCAGTTTCATGAGGAGCCCGCCGCAGCTCTTAACCTCAGTGATACCGGAAAACAAGTCAACGGCTCCGATAGTGTTTCCATCAGCGTCGAAAAAGCACCGGGAAAGGGCAAGCGTGGCCCTGTCCAGTGTTCCGTCATGAGCGGCGAGGAAGATAGGCTTGTCGCCTAGCTTGTCCTCGACTGTGGCGTAAATGCTTACGGTCATACTGTCCACGGAGATGACGTTGTTGATTTTGGTCTGTTCCCGCCTCAGCAGGAGGGCGTCATGGAGATAGGTATGGTCGTTATAGGTGACATCATGGTCCGCATCCGTGTAATAGTAGGCTGTTCTATCGTAAAGCGTCAGCGTATAAAGGTCGCAGACCACCATTTCCTTTTTAGTGTTGAGATAATTGGCGAGCGCATCGGTTACGGTTTTCATCTCACCACCTCCAAAGAGAGGGACACCTGGAAGATGTTGTCGAACCTCTGCTTTACCTGGAGCTTTGTTTTCGCAAATTTTACATACCAGTAATACTCATAGGACGCCGTAACTTTAGCCGTATCTGCAGGGGCATTGGTAAAGACGACGGCGCCGCGGTCGAGCTTATAAGAGGTGTCACCCTGCGCTACCCCGTCCACGTAGACATGGAGATTGTCGGCGTAGTAAACGGGCTCCTGCTGGCCGTGCATGTTGGCCACCAGCTGGTAAGAGCCGTCGGAGTTCTTAGCAAGGACCACATTCTCGCACTTATAGTTCTCCGCGTCCTTATAGTAAAAGGGCGTAAGGCTTCCCTTCACTCTGGCAAAAAAGGCAAAGAGGTCGTCCTTTTCTTCGGACGTCAAACCCGGGAATGTAATAGTAAAGGTCCAGCCGGGCAGGGTCTGATAGGTCATGGCCCGCCGCTTGCCGCTGGCGCTCTCCTGCTCATTAACGTCCCAGCTTTGGTCCGTCTCCGTTTCCCAGGACACCTTGCGAGGGTCCAGAGGAAAGAAAATTTCAGCCAATCACCACACCCCACTTTCCGTTGTAAAATCTCTATCGCCATCAAAAAGTAACTGTTTAATGCTGTCCATGCCGCCCTTCTGTAAAAATTCCATAAAGGAAGCCGCATCCAGGGCGGACACATTAAGCGTTACACTGTTGCCAACAGGTACAGCGGTGCCTTTACTACCCGAGCCATTAGCACGGACAAGGCCGCCGGTGGCAAAGTGCCCTACCCTGCCGCTGTTCACGGCATCCAGTAACGGCAGGCCGACGTTCTGCACGGCGTCAGCCGTGAGGACATACTCGCCGTTAGACAGAAAGGCGGGGATGCTGTCGGAGGTTCCAGTGCCTGGGCCCGCGATGTAGCCGCCTGTTGCGTTATGTAGGCCAAAAATACTACCAAAGGAGCTTTTGGCAGCCATAGCTTGCAGGGCCGCTGTGGCTATATAAACAGCGGCTGTAAAACTAGCCATACCCGAGGTAGCCGCCACTGTGGTGGCAGTCTCTGCGGGCTTCGTGCCGGTGTTAATAATCCCCTGAATGCCGCTGTAGGCTCCGAGGAGTTTATTGGCCGTTCCGGTTCCGCCAGAAAAGAGGCTTAAAGCTCCCGTTGCGGTATCCATGCCGGTAGTCATACGATTTATGGTGTTCTGGAAAGTAGTAATAGGATCTTCGTCTCCATTTCCATTAGAGCCGCCTCCTCCTCCGAAGAGGCCGTCACCGCCGCCTCCCAGAAGGCCACCTGCAAAGGTAAGGCCAGTAAAGAGACCGCCACCGCCTCCAGAGCCTACGTCTGAAAAGTCACCTCCCTGCTGGTCTCCTCCAAACAGGCCCGGGAAAAGGCTTGTAAGAATTTGGGAGCTCCACTTGTCCGCCAGCTGTTTGACTACAGTGTCGAGGAGGGAATCAATCATCCCCAAGAAAGCATCGCCAAAGGTCTCCTGGCCTTCCAGAATATTCGTAAAAAAATCAGAAATACTGCCCTGGAAGCTGCTCATGCTGTCAGCCATCATCTGGGATGTTGTTTTATGGGCATCTTTCCAAAGGTCATAAAACTGCTGCATTTCGGCAGTCTCGCCGTCCCAGTCCATCATCTGCTTAAAGTCGTCACTGTTGAGCTGATCCCCCAGGGCCTCGGTGTCGTGATGACTGATGGCGTAGTCCATCTGCTTAGCAAAAGAGGCCCTGTAAGCCTCTGTCCGCTTTTCGGCGGCGGCCTGTACCTGGGAGGTGTACCAATCTTCAACGGCGGCCATGGCTTCCTTGTCGTCCTTGTTCTGGGCGACTGCCTTGGTCCGTTCTTCCTTTTCCTTATTGATGGATTCAACGGTTGCATTGTACTCAGCGTCAGCCAGGCTCTTGTAATCACCTTTAAGCTCTGCCGTAGTTCTCGCCGTGTCGGTCTTGAGCTTGTTAAGGGCTTCCTGCTGCTGCTGAGTGACTTTATTCTGCAGAGCGGTCTGATACTCGGAGAGCTTATCCTGCAGAGACTTAACGGCTTCCGTCGGGAGACCTGCCGCAGCCAGCTTCTGAATTTCCTGCCCCTTAGCTTTGACGTTTTCCGCCACCTGGGCCATGCCTGCCTCGTAGGCAGTGCCGGTTTTCTCTTCAATTTCCACGGACATGGAGGTAAAGAGCTTAAGTGCCTCATCTTTGGCCTTTTGGAGTTTTTTCTGTGCTTCCTGCAGAGCCTTTCCGTTTTTGTCTACGGTCTGCGTAGACGTAGCGCCTCCGGTCAGCTTAGCAACAGAGCCATATCCGATAAAACCAAATTCCTGCTTCCACTGGTCAAGATCGTGCTGCTGCAAGCCCCCCTTGGAGTCACGAGAGATGACAGTGTTATTCCCGACGTACATACCAACATGCCCTGGGCTGGAAACGTAATCACCGGCGGAAGGGCTGTAGCCGTCGTTAGGTCCAAACCAGGCACCTTTTACGCTCTGGAACATTGCATCCAGGTTATTACCGGACGCCGTCAAATCGGACATAACGCCCGCTGCTCCGTACATGGTGGACACAAAAGAGGCGCAGGAATTTTCCATATCGTTCGTAAGGTCCGGATTGAGCCACTGGCTCCCGGGAGCGGCGTTGTAGGCGTCAAGCGCCTTCTGGGCCGCAATCTCGCCAAGAGGCACCTCAACGGTATAGGTCTTTGGCACTTCCACTTTAGGAGTGGAAGTGCCTCCCCCGCCGCCCGCCTTAGCGGCCGCGGTATTATCATCCACCGACTTGGAAAGCCCTTCAAGTTGGGCCTTGAGATCATCAAGCTGTTTATTGGCCTCGGGAGACAATTCAGTTTTCTCAAGGTCAGGCTGCATGTACTGACGATTATTCAGTTCAGCCACAAGAGAAGAGTTCTGGTCCACATCCTCATAACTGAACGGATTCTCGAAGTCAGAAGCGTCTGTATTGACCACTCGCTTCTTCCACACGCCGTCAATCTGTTTGTAGGCCTCTCCGTCAATGTTTATGACATGGTCGTTGAGCTCTTTTTCCGCTTTTTGCTTTTTGTATTCCACCAGGCAGCCCAGGGCGTAGATGATGGCAGAGGCAACGCCCAGCCAGCCACCGGCAAGAGCCCATGCGGCGCTTGTCAGCTTTTTCATGGTGGTTAGCCCGGTGGAGCCCATGGTAGTCATCTTGACGCCGGTGTTGATGGCCGCGCCTCCCACGCTGCCCACTGCGGCGCCGGACACAACGGCGGCTTTGCTCACGCTGTTAAGTGCTCCGGTCTGCACGGCGGCGGAAGTGGTGGCGGCGCTGTTAATCTCGGCGTAGGTCTTGGTCATCTCAGCCCTGATAACAGCGGCGGCCTTGGCCGTCTCTGCCTGCCTCTGCCGGACATAGTTGGCGTAGAGGCGGGTTTTCTCAGCCTCCGTAACCTCCATGGTCTGCAGAGACTTGAGATAGGCCTTTTCCTCCTGCAGGGCGGCGTTTTCGATAAGTCGGATGCGCTTGTTAATCTGCGCCTCCTGGGCTCTGGTGATAGCGTCGGTAGCGGTAGATGCGGCGCCGGTGCCTGCCGCGCCCATGAGGCCGCCCAGTGCGGCAACAGAAGCCCGAAGAGCGGTCACAGTCTTATAGGCTGCAATAAAGCCCACCAATGCCTTGGTGCAGTCTATAACCTCTTCCTTGTTGGTGGCAAGGTACTGGGCAATGGACGCGAGGCCAGAGGTCAGAGGCGGGATTATCTGCTCAATGAGGGGAGCCAGGGCGGCGCCGGTAGCAGTCCCCAAAGTGGAGGCCTGCATCTTAAGGACATCAATTTCCTTCTTGGTGCGGTCCATCTCTTCTGGGTCAAGCCCTACGCTCTGCACCTTTGCGGCGTTCTGAGCGGCCTCAGTGTACTCCCTGAGCACGCCGGTGAGCGCAATGCCCCGGGCGCCCAGAGTTTCCATGAGATACTCCTGGCCGTAGCCTACAGAAGTTGCGGCCTTGTAACCTTCGGACAGCGCTTTAAGCTGCTCATTGACTGGTAATAGTTTACCATTAGCATCCTGCAGAGAGACTCCCACGGCGTCAAGCATGGCCTGCGCTTTTTCGGCGGAGGCTCCACCGGCGGACAGTGTCTTGTCAAGCCTCATAATGGCCGCGCTGGCAGTCTGTACATCACCGCCAGCAAGGGACACAGTCTTGGAAAACATGGACGCCTGGGCCGCAGAAATGCCCATGGTCTCGGAGAGATCTTTGACGCGGGCGCCTGCCTCCACGGCGCCGGAAATCAACTGAATAAATCCAAAACCGGCACCGGCGGCAGCGGTAAACTTGCCAAAGTTGGAAAGCAGCTTTTCCATGGATCCCGCCGTGCCATCCACGGCGCCCTGGAAAGTCTTTAGAGGATTAGCATCAAATGTACTGTTGATGTCCGACTTCGCTTTATTCAGTTCACTCCTGAGGCCGGAGCTGTCGGCGCCCAGTTTAACAAGCAAATCAGCGATTGTGGCCATGATGATGCTCCTCCGTTATTCCGAATTCACGCTTTAGTTCTTCCCGGTCTTTCAACAACTGCGCCCTCTTCTGTTCCGGGGAAACGTAAAGGGGCTCTAAAATCTTGTCAATGCTCAGAGGTTCCTTACAATAGGGGGATAAGAGCCAGACGATGTAGTAAGCGATGCGCTGGTCCTTCTTCTTAAGCGCCAGCCGACGTCCTTCCAGGTAGGTGTAAAATTCGCCCGGCTGGAGGTCCTCAAATTCAGCAGGCTTGAGGCCTTCGGCGTAGGCGATTTTTTCGGCTTGTTCAAGCCAGTCGGCGAAAGACGTTATTTTTTGAGAAACAGGTCCAGAAAGTGCAGCATCTCTTCCTCCTCCTTCCGGCCCCCCTGTGTAAAAAGGCCCGAAGCGACGATGGCCCTAAGGATGTAGCCATTGAGGTCGTCAATGGAACCCGAGTTTTCGCAGTATCGGTCAATAAAATCATAATAATCTGTATCCTTCGGCATGTTCTGCAAGCCTGCCTTTAATCCCGCAAGGGTAAAGTCAAGGTTGAGAGTGCTGTAGGCGGCTGCCGAGTTTCGCAGCATGGAGCCCATAATTAGCATAATAGAGCGCCCATGATTAAGGCGCTCCATTTCTGCCAGGGCCTTCGTGTTAAACATAAGGGAGTACTCTTTCTCCCCCATCTTAAACGTGATGGCCTTCTTCATTTAGTTACCTCCTTTAAGGTTCGGGTGTAGCGGCTGCCTGATAAGCGCTCAGTTCGCCGTCGCCAGTGAGGGTAGCGGTAATGGTTGCGGCATCGGTAGCGGCGTTGCCTTCATCAAATTCAGTAACATAACACCAGCCCGTTCTAAACTTGCCATCCGGGCGTGCAAGTTTAACCTGAATCTTAATGCCCTTGCGGTAAGCGTAGTCCAGGATGTCCTGCCCGTTGTCATCCAGAACCTGGAGGGCGGAGAAGCTGATGGTCCATTTACGAGTGCCTGCGAGCTGGGAAGCCCAGCCGCCGGAAGTCTTGTTAGTTGCATCGATAGTATCGGCGGAATTTTTAGTATTTGCTTCCTTCTGCGCGCCAACCAAGGTCCACACAGGCGTTGCGGCAGTGCCGGACGGTCCGTTTACATAAAGAAGGACGTCCTTGCCTGCAAAAGCCTGTGTAAGACTAGGGTCAGTCGGCAGAGTTTTAAGCTGTTCTTCAGTAAGTGCCATTTCTTTTTACTCCTTTTGCTCAATCAAAAAATTAAAAACTACTTTACCGTGATAAGCGGTTATGCCGTTTTCGTATGCCTCCCCTTCGATAGAGGAGTCTATGAGGTCAACGGCTAAAACGTTAAAATCAGACATTTCCGGACGGCGTATGGTTAAGAGATGGACCAGGTCATCCATGATTTCGTTGCACTCTCGCTTGCCAGCCTCGGTGGACCACACGTCCATTTCCTGCGTGATGAGGTGGATAGACTGAACCTTGTTGATAAGGTCAGGCTTGTCCTCCTGCTTCCCGAGCCAGATGTAAGGAAATTCCTCTTGGCCCGTAGGTATAAAATCATGCACCGGCACGGGGTCGCCGGAATCTGTTTCAATAGCCCCGTTGATGAGGTTGTAAAGCCCTTTTTGCAGGGCGTTAAGGGGGAGTCTGTAAATAATCATGCCCTTGTCACCGCCTCTCGAACCTTGGCCTCAAACCTTGGCCGCTCGGCATCCATAGCCGGTTTCATGAAAGGCCTTGCCTTTCTGGCCGGGATGTTGGCCCGGGTAAAAAAGTAACCCGAGCCCCCGGGATGGAGGGCCTTCTTTTTAACCGGCATAAGGACGGGGACCGGCCCGGCGCCGTTTTCCACCAAGTGAGCCGTTGGCTCTTTGGTGTAGACGACGCCGACGGTGTTGGTTGGGGTGTCCTCGAAGCGCATCCGGATAGACTTTTTTAGAGCCCCGGTGCGCACGGGCACCCTTTGAACAGCGCCTGCAAAGACGCTCTCCGTGCTGTCTTTTACAATCTTGCGGATGCTGTCGCTTGTCCTCTTGTCGTAAGAGTCAAGCTGTCTCAGGCAGTTAAAGACTGCCTGGGAAATATCCGCTTTGACGATAAAAGTCGCTTTCCTAGCCACGATGCACCACCGCCTTGCAGGTCATTGTAACCTCGCCGGCCACGGAGTAGTCCAGATTTAAAATCTCATAGGTCTGATTTTTGTAGATTACGGTGCAGGACTCATCAAGTCCTGCCAAGGTCTTGATGGTAATGCCTTGAGTGACTCCCGAGATGGGACCGCCGCCGGCATTGCCCGCCCAAAACTTGGCGGGATGAATCATAGCCCAGACGGTCGCCAGTAAGGCAGGCTTCCCTTTGCGGTAGCCGCCCTGGCCGTCAGAGACTTTGGCCGTCTTATACACCTGGATGCGCTTGTTGCGCTCCCCTACCCTTGTCGTTTTCATCACTGGCCTCCTGCCTGCTGTTTAGCTCTGATCTGAGCGACTAGCGCCATGACCGCCATGCCTTCAATTTCGGAGCCGGAAAACAGCAGGTCCGGGTTGGTCAGCTGCCGGGAGGTCAGAGTGACGAGGAGATTAACAAAGAGAGGGTCGTCATAGTCTGCTTTGCACCCGGCGTTGGTTAAGTAAGTTTCCGCGCCTTTTGCATAAAGCATGGCGTTTGCAATTTCCTCTTCGCTGTCGAGGTGTAAGAGTCTCGACAGCTCATCTTGGCTAATCATCCAGTCATCCCTCCTTTAGACTTATGTACCGGTGCCGGAAGCGACTGTGGTGCCTTTTTTGACTCTTAAAAAGCCCTTAAAAGCTACAACGTTGCCGCCTGCATAGATGCGGGATTTGTAGGAGATCATGTCCTGCTTAAACTTGAAATCGGTGGATTTCTGCACGTCAAGCGGGGAAAATGCCACCAGTTTGTAGCTTTTAACGTCGCCATAAGCCATGCAGTAAGCACCTGCAGAAGTCTTGCTGTTAGAAACAGCGGAGCAAGCGGAGTTAATGAAGAACGGTACGGAGTTAATAGTACCGAAGCCTCCGCGGTTTACGATGTTGTAGAAAGGCTTGCCGTCAGCAGAGCGGACAGAAGCGAAAGCTTTGAGGTCTTCTTTGGAAAGAATCAGGGCCGCCTGAGATTCCACAGATTCATCGCCGCCGTAGGAGAACACAATGTCATCCAGGGTGGTGTTGCCAATAGCGGAAACAGTAATGTCAGATTCGGCGGGGATAGCGTCGCACTTAATGGAGAAGATACCGGTCAGATGGCCCGCGGTGCCGTCGCCCAGCATGATTTCTTTTGCCAATTTCTTTCTGGTGGATTTGGTCACACTGCCTTCGACAAAGGCGGCATAGTCAGCGGCTGGCAGTTTTTCCACTTCGTCCGTGATTTCGGAGTAACCGGTAATTTTAGATTTGGTGATTTCTGCATAGCCAAAAGCAGCATCGGTGTCAGCCAGTTCCGCGCCTTCTGCGGTGTAATTGCCTTCCGGGGAATCTTTAGCGTAGGGCTGTTTAAAAGATTCGCCGCCCTGCAGTTCCATATAGTCGACAGCATCGAGCAGGGAGGAAACCTGCTGGAAGGTGTCGTTAATGGTGGCGGAATCAAGATGCGGCAGAATGATGCTGCCGGTGGCAACAGTAAGGGAGCGGCCTTCTTTGAGGTCCCTGCCGCGCTGTTCCATCTGTTCCGCGGTGCGGCTCTGGCGGCCTTCTGCGGTTACAGTAAAGCCGGCGCCTGGTTTAAAGGACCTGTTTTCCGGCGCCTGATTCTGTGCTTCGTGTTCGGCGTGTTCATTGACTGCCTGGGTGCGGGTATCCGGTTCTGCAGTCTGTGTGGGAGCCGGCGCCTGTGCGTTTTCAGCGGTGCGCTGTACTTCTGCGGTGCGGGCTTCATCCACAAGGCCCTTCATAAATTCAATGCCGGCGGACAGGTCCTTAATCTGGCCCTGCAGGCTTCTGAGTTCGTTCACGTCCTGGCTCGCTTCGGATTTCTTCACCAGAGCGGCACGGGCATTTTTCTTTGCTTCGATTTCTTCGAGCAGTTTCTTGATGTTCATGTTTTTAACCTCCTAAAATACGATTCTGGATTTTAAGCATTTCGATTTCGTTAGCAGTCTCCACTGCCTTTCGCTCTTCCTCCCGCTTGCTCTCCAGCAGCTGGCGGGCATTATCCAATGCCTCTTTATCGGACCGAGCCGAAATATCGGTATCCTCATAGGCCGGGAAGGTCACAGCAGACACTTCGTAGACCTTAGAGATTTTATTGATAGTACGTTTAGGATGGTCCTCATCAGACCAATCCCAGGTATCCTCAGCGACTACAAAACAAAAGGACATGCCGTCCACATCGCCCCGGGAGATGGCGGAGTAAAGGGCCGCCGCCTCCGGATTATTTCTGGTGTCCAGTTTGGCATCAATTAAAAGGCCCTGGTCATCAATGGACAAGGTCATGGTACTGGAGCCGTTATTGCGACGGCTTCTTGCCAGCGGCACCTTATCAAAGTCATGGTTGGTGAGGAGCGGCACGTCAGTTAAATCGCATCCTTCAAAGGCGCCGCGTTCAATGGTTTCATCAAACCAGTCTCCAATAGAGGTGGTCTGCCCAAACACGGCGGCATGACCTTTGACTTCACGGATGCCGTCATCCTCCACGCCGTCAGCCCTGTTTTCAATGGCCATGATGTCGGGAATGTTAAAGCGGCGCTCGACTTTACCGCACATGCTCCGCTGGTTCTTCTTATTCTTCTTTCCCATCAGTTTCTCCTTTCTTTGACTTACCTAAGTCACCGGATTTTGACATGCTGGCCTGGTAACTGTTGGCCAGCGTGGAATCCACATAGTTGAGGGACCTGAAACGACGATTCCCATCAGGCACCGGCTCCATGCCAAACATTTCGCGGGCCTCGTTGACGGAGACCATTTCAATCCTTGTGCCAAGGTCAATAAACTTGATTTTCTGTTCGTTCGTAAGGAAAGCCGCCCGGTTGCAATAGGTCTTGAGCCAGTGACCAAGGTCGAGTTCTCTCTGACTAAAAAGGCAGGCGCTCATGGCCTGCTCGAATTCGACTTGAAAATCCTCTATGCACGTCTGGAAAAAGGCGTCATACTGTTCAGGCGTATAATCGCCGGAAAGCACCGCCGTGGAAATGCCGTAGCGCTCCTGGATGACGCCTTTCAAAAACTTGAAAATAGCATCATCAATATGGGCCTGCTGCATGTTAACAGGCGTAAATTCGCCCGGAAGGTCTGTGGCCACAATACCCAGCTGGGAGGATTTGATGTGGTCCTCAAAGTCATCCCGCATCTGTTGCAGAGTGTCTCGGTCCACGATGGTCTTGGCATGGTAGATGCCGGTTATCTTAAGACTTGCCTCCAGGCTCTTTGGCACAGTATCGAGCATGGAGCCCAGGGCGCCCACGCTCTTCTGCAGGTCCCTCACGTCAGGCCAGCCAAAGTCACTCCCGCCGCCAATGATGAGGTTCTTGCCGCGCCTCCACTTAAGATGCACAAGGTCTCGATAAGGGAGAATGTCATAGCCGCCAGAGCGCCAGCGGAATTTAATCTCCCAAATGTCTCCTGCATCATCGGTACCTATTTCAATCTCCGTAGGATTGAGCGGCCACAAAGCTTTAAAGTACTTCGTATTGTTCCCATGGCTGTCGGTTATCCAATCAAACTCAGGATAGATAAAGCAGTTGCAGTCCTTCATGCGCAGCCACGTGCAGGCCCGAAGGAAGTCGCTCGTGGTCTGCAGGGGATTAGGCTTTGCCCTAAAGAGCCTTGTCAGTTCATCGTTCTGACGCTTGACGGAGTCATCTCCGAGCACCACGGACATAACGGACATCTTGCCAATCTCTCTCGCCACCCTGTCGATGCAATTATTGACGTAATCACTGGCATAGATGTCCTGGCCTCCATAGGAGGTGACAGCGGTGCTGTCATTCAAGAGGCTCACCAGCATGCTCTGCTTGGTTGCGGCGCCGAATATTTTTTTCAGATAATTAAACAGCACTTTGTCCTCCTTGAGTTGCCAAATAATCTGTCTTGTACCGCAGGTAAGCGGCGACTGCTATGATGTACCCCAATGTTCCGTCGATGCGGTTTTTACTCTGTCCAAACTTTTTAACAGGCATCATCTGACCGATGTTATTGAGCCGGATGGCGGTGTTGGTAAGGCACCACCGGTCAACTGGGTTGTTGTTGTAGTTAATCATGCGCTCTTTAAGATAGCTCTCAAGCACTGACATAGGACCGGAAAGGCTGTTGAAGTCCATCCCTATTCTCTCCAGCACATCAGCGCCGAATAACTCGACAATACCTTTTTTAAAGTCCTGGGAGTGCCAGTTATCGTAGCCGATTTTAAAGGGCACGAGATGATAGTTGACATAGAGATTTTTAAACCAATCCACCACCATGGAATCATCTACTTCGGCGCCCGGGCAGATGGTAACAAAGCCTTGCTTTGCCCATTCGTTATAGTCCTTCTTTTCAGGGTTGAGGCCGTTATCCTCCAGGATGGCGTTGGCCTTGATTTCCGGAATGAAGTACATGGCCAGGCTTTTGAGCAAGCGGGTAGTGGGATCCACGAAGAGCGCCCTGGCGCAGCAGAGGTCCGTGGTCTCAGCAAGGTCCACGCCGCCCAGGTAGTACTGTCCTTTAAGGTCTGCAAGGTCAAAGGTCTCGGGATTATTGATGGCCGCCATATCAAGCCACGCAGCGGCGCTGTTCTGTTTGATGTTAAAATCCTTCGCAAGGACAAAGGATTTTGTAGCGGCGTTGTTCCTCGCTTCATTAACCATCTGACGAAGGAAGGTCCATTTCTTGATGACGCCCAGGCCCGGATTCGATTTGTACCAAGATTGCTCGTCCTGCCACAACTCTTCCTCGCTGTCCTGTTGGTAGAGAAAAATCAGCCAGCGGGAGCGGTGGGATTCATCCATCAGCACCTGCTGTGCTTCTTCCATCTCTTCATCGAGGTAGCCGTTATCAGTAAATCCTTCGGTGGTGATTTCAATGTAGAGAGGCTCGTCCTGCGTGGATAGCGCCTGCCGGATTGGCATTACCAGGGTGTTGTCCTTCATTTCGTGTACTTCATCCACGCAGCCTACCTTGATGTTCTTACCTTCCTTGGCGCTTGTACGCGCGGAAAGTTTCTTGATACTGCCCTTGTTCTGGAAAGAAAATTTACCCTTTGCATGTTTTCTTGCCTTGTTCCCCCAGAAGAGGCCTTTAAGATTTCGATGGGTGCACCGGGCAATCTTGGGACTTGCCTCTCTCATGGCGTCGGTAGCGTCAAAGAGGATACTGGCCTGGTCATAGTCATTGGAGCCGAAAAGGATATTGGTCCCCATTTCGCCGCACACCCACTCGGCAAGAGAGATGGCGGAAATAAGCGGTGACTTGCCGTTCTTTCTGCCGATGCAGAGCAGGAGGCGTTGAAAGAGTCTGACAGGCTTCTTCAATTCCTCATCGTAGATTTTGAAAGAATACAGCGCTTCAATAATCGCCTTCTGCCAGATAGTCAGGATAAAAGGCTTTCCGGCAAAAGGCGCCTGGGCGTGCTTGCATTCCCGTTGGATAAAGTTGATGCGCTTGTTGGAGTCTGTGAAGTCCTTTATAACTTCATCGTCCTGCAGGAGCTCCAATAGTTTCTGCATCTGCAGCTTAATCAGAGCGCCGACGATGTACTTCCCTGACTGGATGCCCGCCCAGTAACGAGTTATCCAGCAATCATCCTTACTCGTAATCGTCGAGTCCGGAATCATCGTCGTCATCCTTTTTACCAAGGACCTTCGCCAGCTTGAAACAGATGTTTGCATAATTGGCCCTTACCTTGGGAAGGACCTTGCTCACCGGGGTTTCCTTCTGCAGTGCCGGGTTCTGCGGGTTCATCTTGACAAGGCCACTTTTTTTAACCTCTAGGTGTAATGTGTTTAATTCCACTCGAAGGCGGGCGGCTTCCCAAAACATTCCATCCAGCAGGGCCAGCATATTGGCGTCGCAGTCGGCAAAGAGATTCTTGAGCCGGTTGTACTCAGCTTCTTCTGGGTCGATTGTCGGCGCAATCGACGTGCAGTCTTTATCAGTCTTTTTCATCGTCGGCCCTCCTTTCGGGGTCTGGTTAATTTTTAAGGGAAAAAAGTCGAATTTTCGGTTTTAATCGAAAACATCTGTCCCGCCCGGTATTGATTCTGGGGAAAAATTTTTTCGATGGCGGGGGGTGGTTTAATTTATTTTTGATAAGTTTCAAACCATTTAACAATATATTTTTTCCATTCATCAGCGAAGATGCCTCGAGCTCCCGCCGCCGCTAAACATTCGTCCATGCTTGCCTCGGCCATGACAGCGGTGCCCCCCGTCTGCTTAAGGATGGCCTCCCGCATCCCCCGCAGAGGAAAGCCGCCTACAATGTAGGCGTCATGCCAGCCGCCGTATCTTGTCTTGACTTGGTTGAGGAGGTCATGGTAGATGGCAAGGACGTTGCTTCGGAGGCAGTCCGGCTTGTCGTAGAGGTCAAGCCCTGAGACTGCCCGGTAAAGCATGTCCATGTCGATTATCAAATCACCGCGAGTACTCATCTGGTTTACAAGCGTCGACTTGCCGGAACATGGTGGCCCATAAATCAGAAAGACTTGTCGCTCATGTTTGTGGCCGAACCTCTCATGCTCAGCGTTGTGGCAGTCAAAGCAGATGAGCTCCACGTTATCTGGATTGAGTGCTACCTCAGGGTTGTGCACATTATCCTTTGTCAAAGGGATTATATGGTGGCCGATGAGCTCTGCGGTATTGAACGTCATGTCCTTACCGCATCGCTCGCACTTAGGCCCACGCTTGATAATCAGCTGCCACCTCAGGTCCTTCCACTCTTTCGAGTTATAGAACCGGGCCGCCCAAGCCTCAGCCATTAGTAGTCACCCCATTCAACCGGCTTCCTGTGTTTCAGCCAGAAGATGGCCGCCGTTGCGTTGGACGGTATCCATTTCTTTACCACTTTGGTCTCCACAGACTTCATGGGCTCCCCATCCCCGTCAAGCAGGGGCTCTCCTTTAGACGTCTTCGCCTCCCGGGTAAAGGTAGTCACTTCATCCACGTAGTAGCCTCTCGCAGATTTATACACAGCGTTTTCAACTCGCCTGTCCGCGACTTCCTTCCCCATCCGCAGGGCTTCCGCAATTTCAGGATGCTCCTTCTTCCAGGTGTAAAAGGTCTGCTGGCAGACTCCCAGGTGGTCCTTGTCTCTAATCTGGGCGTCGGACAGGCCGTCCAGGGCCCATCCTTTAATCTTGTCCAGACCTTCGGGCGATACCCATTTGGTCCATTTGGCTTCCATGTCCTCCGCCTCCTCTCAGGCAAAACAAAAGCGCCGCCCCATTAGGGACCGCGCTCTTGCATAGTTCTTTTATTTTATTATATCACATAGTGCAAGATGCAAACTCAGTAAGATTATGTAAAGTCATGTAAAGTCAGAAAGAAAATGATTGCTTTCTTCCTCGGCCTCCAGATAGTCCAGTGTTTTCCGGCGGCGGTAGTCAAGCGTCTGCCTGGTAAGCCCATAGGCTTCGGACAACTTTACCCAGTCCAGCCCGTCATAATAACGGGCCAGAAGCAGAAGCCTGTCCTTCTCTTCGGGAAGCCTGGAGATAATGCCCTTAATAGCCTGCTGGCTTTCCGTCAATCGTTCGGTGTGCTCCTGAAGTTTGGCGTCGATGTCCTTAAGTCCGTCCTCTAGATTGATGATGACATCGGACAGGTCACGGCTCTCACCGCCGCAAATCTTGACCTTGTCATAGCTCACACCTTTGAGACCGGTGCAGAGGTCAATCCTTCCTTTGCGCATAACGCCCAGGACGCTGATGGACTCCCTTTCGTAGATGACCGTGCTGCGGAGATACTCAAGCCGACGTTCCACCGGTGGCAGCTTCCTATTTTCTTCTAACATGTTTGGCCCCCTCTTCGGTGATGCTGGTGTAGCAGACTCCCGTCTTCCTGTCGGCAATAATCAAGTCATTCATCAACTGGTACCCCGCCTTCTTTACCAAGAAGCGAACGGTGGCGATAACTCTAAAGGCTGTCATGGCGCGGTTCTCTCTTGCCGCCTCCTTCTGCTCTTTCTGATATTTGGCAAGCACCTGTTCATAGGTCGGGTCGCTGTGGTAATGCACATTGCGATGCAGTCCTTCTTTCGGCATCAGTCCCTCCTATTCCACGCCTTCACGGCGTCAGTTACGTCAAGATACTTCCGGCCTTCTGAGGCAATGCACCTCGGGTCCTTGCAGGCCACGGAGTAGAGTGCTTCGCCACGTCCTCGGTAGATGATGATTCCCGCATCGCCGCCGCAAAACGGACAACGTTCAAGTTTTGCTTTCTTTACTGTCTCATCGACTTCCTTCTGCTTGTAATAGGCAATCGCTTCTTCGGCATAAGATGGCGTCATGGTCTCACCTCTTCCTCGGGTCAATAGGCACGCCATGAAGGACGTCCACGGACCACTTCATGTACTGCAGAGCTTTTTCCATGTCCTTGAGTTCCGTGCCTTTAAAGCGGGAACGAAGGATATACTTTAGGGCGTTGCCCTTGCAGAAGCCGTAGAGCTCCTTGGCGTCAAAGTACATCTGCATAACTTCGATTGGCTCCTTCTCCGCAGTCTGGTAGTGCTTCTGGTCAACGGCGGCGCCGGTGTCCTGCTTCTTAAAAACCATAGGGCTCTTAGGAATTTCACTTTCTTGGATTTCATGTAAATCAGCAGGCTTCACGCCAAAGTCCTCACATGTTAAAGGCCTTTCACACTGAACGCTCTTTTTATGCTTCAAAAGATTTCTAGCATATTCCTTTGCTCTGGCCCGAAGGTCTTTAACATCACAGAACATATCATTATCCACAATCCATTCAATTTGTTTAAAGGTGCTTTCCTCTACATCAATAGGAAGCCCATCGGGCAAGGCAGACATGGCCTGCCCTAAATAATCTGCTTTACTCATTGCTGATTTTTCAGGGATCATAATCATTTCCTCCATTCCCAAGTGCTGTCAATCAAGCAGGAAATCCAGCCACGGTCAAGCAATGCGGCCAGCACTTTCATCTGGCTCATCGTCAGCTTCATGGCGTTTTCCTTGTCATAAGATACAAAGCCGTTGTACCAGACAAGAATAAAATTTGTAAAACCTTTCTTCCTCAGCCATTCGGCGCAGTCCATATGGCTGGGGCTAGCTAGGAAGATGAGGCCGTTATCGGTCACCACGATTTCGCAGTAGTTGATAAAGTGCTCCTTGTTGGCCTTTACCATCTTTAAAAATTCGTCCAGAGTAAAAGCTATATGCCGGTATCTTTCGTAAGGATTCATATCAGTACCATCCTTCGATTTCTACACCGGCCTCGTCCTTGAGGCACTTAGCCAATTCCTGCAGGGTGATGTAGCCTTCCTCATAGCACTTGTACTGTTCCAGGCAGAGGTCAACGAATCTCCCCACTCTTCCTTCTTTTTTCATCAGAAGGCCATATTTGTCGTGAATGACCATGGACGGAAGGGCAAGCATTAGGTAGAATGCAAATTTGCACCCTTTCTCCGTGGCTTCCTCTTTCATACAGTCAATGTCCGACTGCTTGAGGGAGACCATGGGGTCCTTCTTCTTGATGCCTAAACGGCGTCTTTCCTGTCGGTTCATTTTAGTCCTCCTTTCCTGGAATCTTATCCACTGACAGATAACTGAGCGACCGCCGCAAAGATTTAAATTCCTCAAATTCCTTCCGGCTGAATTCAGCGGTCACAGGGAAGCGCTCAAAGTAAAGGGAAAGCTTGTACTGCGGCGCTTTATCAAAGCGGTTGATGTAATAAAGGGCTCTCTGCGTGCACTCGGAAATCTCGCGGTACTTGGCTCTTAAATAGTCGTTTTCGGCGTTGATGTCGTGCACGCGATCGATACTGCATAGGCTGATGGCAACCGCACCGGCTACGAAGCCCATAAAAATAAGGATGATAGCGGTGATGTAACTCATTTTTGAACCTCCTTTACAAGCATCTTGACGGCGTCCATCATGGCATCCTGGCCCATGCGTTTTGCCTTAAGGGCCGCCATGACGTGGGTGTCCAGTGTTCCCTCAGCCACAAGATGATGGATAACAACGGGCTCCTTCTGCCCCTGCCTCTGGAGTCTTGCGTTTGCCTGCTGATACTGCTCCAGGCTCCACGTCAGACCAAACCACACGATGACGTGACCGCCTGCCTGTAGGTTGAGGCCATAACCGGCGCTTGCAGGATGTGCCAGAAGCATGGAAATCTTTCCTTCGTTCCAGGCTCTCACATCGTCGGAGCTTTTGAGCTGCCTGGCCTTGGGAAACTTCTTGAGGATCCTTGCAAGGTCGCTCCGGTAGGAATAGAAAACCAATATCGGATTACCCTCGTTGGTGCTCACGATGTCGGCCAGGGCATCCAGTTTGGCATTATGAACCTCAATCATCCGGCCGTCGTTGTCATAGATGGCGCCGTTGGCCAGCTGGAGAAGCTTGTTACTGACAGCGGCGGCGGATAAGGCGGTAATCTCCTCGCCCTGCATTTCTATGATGTACTCTTTGGCCATGGCGCGGTAGGCGTCCATGCTGGCCTTGTCCAGCTTGACAGGGATAGTCACCGGCGGCAGGACGTCGGGCATGTTTTTGTAGTCCTCGCTCTTGAGAGAAATGCAGATGTCGGAAATCTTGTCATAGATTTCTTTTTCCGCCGCCGGATTCCTTACCTTCCAGCTGTAGACGATATCCTGATTCCGCTTGTCCGGCAGGAAATAGTTTGACCGGAAAGACGTAAGGCTTTTACCCAGACGCTTACCGCCATCCAGTAAGTACAGCTGCGCCCAAAGGTCCATGAGGCCGTTAGGCCTCGGGGTTCCGGTCAGAAGGACTATCTTCTTGAAGCATCCCCTTACTCGCCTGATGGCCCGCCACCTCTTTGTCTTGGAGTCCTTGAATGACGTGCTTTCGTCAAGAATCAGCATGTCGAAGGGCGGCTTGTAATGCGTCTGCTCCATAAGCCAAACCACGTTTTCGCGGTTGATAACGTAGATGTCGGCCTTTTTGTAAAGCGCCCTCAGCCGCTCCGTCTTGCTCCCCAGAATGGTGGAGAAGCGGAGGCAGTGAAACTGGTCCCACTTCTGGGCCTCATCCTGCCATGTAGCCTCGGCCACGGTCTTTGGCGCCACAATCAGGACGCTCCCGATTTCGAAGCGGTTGTACATTTCCTCCAGGATGGCGGCCAGGGAAATGGATGTCTTCCCAAGGCCTCAACCCATGCCCAGAAATACACCGGTACCTGGATTTTCTACAATGTGTCTGACCACTGCTTTTTGGTACGAATGTAAGTTGAGCATCATAAGGCATCGCCTCCCTTCTGTCTGCAGAGCCTACGGACAAGTGCCTTTGCCGTGTCCTTGTTGTCTACGACAGCTACCCGGTGCCCCTGATAATAAAGGTAAAGCAGGATAAAGCGTTGCACCGGCCTGGGCTTTCCTCCGGGTCTTTTGAGTTCCACGAAGCAGGTCACACCTCCAGGGAGAATGATAATCCTGTCCGGCACGCCTGCTGATGCGGGAGAAACAAACTTGAAGGCCTTGCCGTGGTTCTTTCTGACTTCTTTCACCAGATACTTTTCAATGTCTCGTTCATTTTGCATAAAATCTCACCTTTTGCCCTCCTGCGAGTGCTTGCCTCGTTGGCAGAGTGTAAACAGGTAAACAGATTTTTCGAGGTTTATATAGATATAGCGATTTAGGGGCCTATTTTTTCCTTAGGCCCCTAATTCCCCTATTTCATATATCTCATATATAAATCTGTTTACACTGTTTACATATACAGAATATATAGATAGATACGGGGAAAAATCTGTAAACAGAAGGTGTAAACGAAATTTTAAGTTCGTTTACAGAAAAATATTCTATAAGTACCCTCTGTTTACATGAGACCTATTTCGGACTACTCTGTTTACACTTTTCAGGCGAAATCAGGGTGCTATAAAAATTAGATTCACAGTATAAATATACATCCACTGGCACGCCGTCAAATTCTATTCCGGCATCCATGGAGAATATGGCAATATACCTTTTCCACGCCGCTCCCACATCGGGCCTGTGCGCCTGATACCATTCCTGCAGCCTCAGAATTATCACGAAGATTTCGTCCCAGGTCCTCAGGTTGAGAATCCGGGCAGAAAATGTTCGCACTCCTTCGGTCTGTAAGATGTTTAGGTAGGCGTTCTGGATGCCACTCCCATTGGCGTAGTTCATGACACAGAACCGGAGGCCCCGAGGCCCGAAGACCACGATGTTTCCATTATCCTGGGTGTAATCCCAGTCCTCATTCTGCAGGGCCTTTAAGAAGGCCCCCTTTCCACGTAATTTCATGTCAATCACTTCCTTAAAAAGCTTCTCTGGATTCCATAAGGTCCAAACCTATGCGTCGGCCCCAGCTGCCATCCCAAGATATTAATCAGGATGGCACTGAGTTCCCGGCTGTCTTTATTAGTAAATCGGGATTTATCCTGGCCGAAGGCCTCGCACCAGATTTCCAATGTACAGACGTACTCCCGTTCTTTATAAGGGGCATCCTTGGGCCTTTCTTCGTACTTTGCAAAATATTCCTGCCTGTTAAAAATGTCGGTCTTGTCCCATCCCATCGGAAGTTCTTTGCTGAGGTAGTCCTCAATCATTCCGGCCTTTTCGCTTCCTTCCGTAAGGTCCGACTGAATCTTACGGGCTTCCTTCTCTGCCTCAGGCGTCAGAAGCAGGCTGTGAAAATCCATATTTCTGTCAAACTGGCGCAGAAGTTCCTGCTTTTTCGCCTCGTCAAAAGTGGCAGGGTTGATATTCCTTTCTCCGCAGTACACAAAGAAGGCCTCGAAGGACTCCATCGCCCAGGTGGCTCTAACCTCTGCCCAGATGAGGCCCCTCTTTGCTTTGAGCTCCTCCATCTTTTCTACGGTGGTCATTACCACGTTGTCGGGCGCATATTCTTCGCCCTTTCCTACGCCGCACATGACCGGCCAGAATCGGCGGCCTCCGGTGCGGTCTTTAAGAAAGATAGTGTCATTCGTAGTGCCTGCAAAGACGCACTGCCTTGGAAATTCCTGTGTGCGCCGACCGTAGGCCATGCGGAATTTATCAGAAGGCCGGCTGAGGAAAGCTTTGATTTGGTCATTGTCTGCCTTGTTTGAGGCCTGCATTTCGGAGAGCTCTACAATGCTTGTTCCCTGGATCTGCTCCATGGGGTCCTTACCGGAAAAGCTGGCGATGCTGTCGTTGAACCAGTCGCCGCCCAGAATCTTTAGAAACGAGCTCTTGCCTATCCCCTGAGGGCCGCTGAGGACAAGGCACTGGTCAAATTTGCAGCCAGGCGAGTAGACTCGAGCCACCGCGGCCTTAAAGAAAATTCTTGTAACCTCCCGAACAAAGGGAGTGTCCTTTGCTCCCAGATAGTCCACTAGAAGTGTAGGCACTCGCTCCACGCCGTCCCATGTGAGGCTCTCGAGGTAGTCCCTTACGGGGTGGAAACGGTTGTCCATCATCACCTCCGTCAACACGTCATCCACCAGCGCCCGCTTGTCTATCTTGTAGTGCTTGCTGAGGTAGTTACGAAGGCAGGCGTCGTCGGTGTCGGACCAGATGGGCGCACCATCGACTTTGCGCCAGGGGACGTCACCCTTAAGCAGGTAACGATGGGAAAAGAGGTCGAGCCCGAAGCGGTCCTTGAGAAGCGGGTCATTCGTCATAATTAGCTTGAGGTTGTCCACGCTCTGGGCGATGTGAAGATTGTTCCCCTTTCCTTCCATTTTGAGGTTATCGGTCCATGAGGTGTCCAGGTCCTTTTCATCCACGCCTGAGTCTTTAAACATCCCCCGGATTTCCGCCGTTTTTTCGCTGTTGTACTCCTTCATGGTGGCTTTGTCTTTTTTCGCAAAGTCCATCATGGCGAGGTAAGACGGCAGGCGGTTGAACGGGGTGTCCGGTTTGACGTTGAGGTCGAGGCCCCTAAACTTGTGGATTCTGAGGAAGTCAAAGGCGTTATGCTCTTCTCCTCCTGCGGGGTCCGTGGAGTGGTGGGACATTGCGAAACGTCCCTCCTCGTAGATGACAAGGCCCCCAGAGGTGGAGCCTTTGGCGTAGGTCCAGCGGTTCTCATCATTCGTGGGGATGTATACATCCGGAAGGAAAGTAGTAATCACATCCTGGATAGTGTAGGCCCTGCAGAACGCTCCTATTAACCCGGGCTTTTCCCGCGGGTCCTCCGCTTTGGATGCCGTCCTTTTAATGGCGGCTTCCTTTGGATGGAGCGGCCAGGAGGCTATGTCGTGCCAGTCATCGTACTCACCCAGAATCTTGTCGGCGTCCATGATGGGCCCGTCGTTGTACTTAAAGACGTAGACGCCGTCAACTGGCGTGGAAGGAAAGTGCATGAGGCGCTCAGGCTCGAAGGTTGTCGGGTCCATGGCGTCCATGCCGATTCTTTCCGCCGCCTTCCTGGCAATGGCCTGGTACTCATCCGGCGTTACCGGACGGCTAAGGGGCATGATGATGCGGAGGCGTGGTCTTTCCGGCGTATGGCTGTGGGTGGAGTAAAAACACCATGCGCCGTTACCGAGTTTAGCAGGCAGGGCATCGGGAAAGTCCTTCGTGCCGCTGTCGGCGTCGAGCGTTAAGAGCTGCCGGTACATCACATTGGTCTTGAGGCGCCGGCCGTCTTTGAGCCTTCCGCCTACGAATCCGCCCACATCCTTTTTTGCGTCCTTTTGGGGCTTTGAGAATTGGTGGTACTCTGCCACGGTCTCCCCGGTCCTTGCGGTCTTAGAGAGCCGCTCCGCCATCTGGCTCCATGTGACTTCTCGCTGCCGCCACACCTTGGCAAAGCGGTGCGGCGCCGTGGAGATAGTCACCTTGATATCGTTTTTGAGCTTAATTGACATTTGCAGCTGTCACCTCCTCCATGTCCAATGTAGTGACGGCAAACCTTTTGCGGCGTGCCCAGTTTTTGATGATTGTGAGCATCTCGGGGTCTTCTCCCACAATCCTGTTGCATGGGAGCTTTGCCTGCACGATGGCCTTTTGCCTTGGATTGACTTCGATGCATACCTTTGCCTGCCCTTTGACGAAGTAGGCAAGCACCACCGCCTTGCAGTCCTTATGGGTTCCCGCGCAGTTATGGAAGAGCGAGCCCCACGGGAAGCCCCGGGAGCCAAAGAAACTGAAAAAACTGAATCCGCATCGGGTGTGCAGCGTCAGGACGGGCTCCCGTCCCCTGCCGTCAGGGTCCGGGAGGTGCTCGCCACTGGTGTCTGCGGGAAAGCGGATTACATCATAGAGCTCCTTAGCGTGCAAAGTTGCTAAAGTTTTCATGATGCCACCTCACTTTCTTAGAAAAGGTCGTCCAGGCTGTTATCATTGGCAGGCTCTTCGGCCTTGGTTTCCTGCGGTTTCGGTTCTTCTTTCGGAGGTTCTTTTACCTCTTTCGCCTTTGGTGTTTCTGCCGGTTTTTCAAGCGGCGCATCAAAGAGCGTGGGCGCCGGTTCTTCCTTCGGCTTCTCCTCAGTCTTGGGTTCTGCCTTCTTCCTGGGCGCTCCCTTGCGCTTCGGGGTTTCTACCGGCGCATCCTCTGCAGTTTCTTCTGCTGGCTCGCCGTTCTGAGCGGCCTGCCATTCGAGAGCTGCCATGATGATGTGGGAGGCGTCGGCGCAGTCCTGACAGTACTTGATGGCCTTAATGACCGCCACCTGCTTTTCTTCGGATGCGCCTTCCTCCGCCAGATGTTTTTTATACTTTTCCAGAACATTTACAGCCTGCCGGCCCATGTCGGCCTGCGAAATGAACATGCCTTTTGAGATTGCCATAATTAATCTCCTACCTTTTTGACTTTGCAAAATTCCGCCCAGTTAAAGACGGGGTGCTTCTGTGTGGCCATGTCGTACATCATGGTTTTGATGAGTGTTACCGCTTCCCCTTCGGTGATGTCCTTGTTTCGGAAGGGGATTGTAAAGTACTGCGGAGCCTCTCCTTTGACATGGATTTCAAACTGCTGCTTGTAAGGGCCGAAGTCAAAGGTGATGCTGATAATGTCATCGACGTTAACGAGTTTGAGTTCTCTGTCGGTGTTCGTAAAAAGGAAATACCTGTTCATTTCTGAGGCCTCCCGTTGATGAATACGGAAATATCGTCATCCGGATTGGCGCCAAACTTGGCGCCGTTTTCCATGCTGATGAGAGCATCCTCATTGGCTTTCGCGTTGGTGATGATTTCTTCCAGTAATTTCTTCTGCCGGGTAAGTTCGGCCCCCGGCCGGGCCACCTCCTGCATGGATTTCAGAAGGTTTTCCGACTTCCGCAGTGTCTGCCGGTTGTCGCGGTAGATGCCGTGGATGTTGGTTACAACTTTATTCCATTTCATAAATCTATCTCCTATCTGTTAGTCACCCAGATGAGCTTGCTTTTCGCCCTGGTGGCGGCTGTGTACCGCCACTCGGAGCGGAAATTGGGGTTTTGCCTGTCGTCCCAGGAGTCGTCAATCACGACGATAAAAGGATACTCGGAGCCCTGGGCGGCGTGAGCTGTTATGACGTAGGCATAATCAAACTTGTCCCAGTGCAGATGCCTGAATAAGGTATCCCGTGCAAAGGCGGGTTCAAAGTCAAACACCGGTCGCCCCTTAGGCAGGGCTCTAACGTTCCTGGCGTAGCCGGTCATGCCGTTTACAAGGCTGAGTACTCCTATGTCCTCCGAGACGGTCTGCCGCTTCCAGTCGTTTTCCTTCCGGATTATCTTCTCCCCCTCGCGGAGGAGTCCTTCGTACCTGTTAGCTCTGCGGGCCTGCCTGTTGAGGATTTCCCTGTTGCGGTTGGTGGCGCAGATCATCTGGCTTGAGCAGGTAAGGAGCCTTGCAAAGTGTTTGACAAACTGTCCGTAGTTCAATACCTGGACGTTGTTATCCGACTTGAAGTCCTTTGCCCTGGGCGTCCATCCCTGCCTGAGCTTTTGCGCAAAGAGAGGGATGCTGTTTCCCTCGGCCTGCCTCATGATCTCATCAAGCGTCACATCGGGGTCCTTTAACAGATTTGAAAACCTGTCTCCTACTGGAGGAAGCTGCCCGGTGTCGCCTATGGCAAGGACCGGAATGTGGAAGCTGAGAAGGTCAGCCGCCACTTCGGAGCCTACCATGGACGCTTCATCTACGATGATAAGTGAATACGGCAGGGATTCTTTCAGGTACTTCACGAATTTCTTTCGATTGGTGACCGGGTCGACTTCCACCTCATAGCTGTAGATGGCTGAGTGGATGGTCTGTCCGGGCATGCCCTTCTGCCTCATGACACAAGCGGCTTTGCCGGTGTAGGCGCAGAAGAGGATTCTATCCTCTTCCTGCTCCAAGGTGTGTGCGATGGTAGTTGCCACCGTCGTCTTGCCGGTACCAGCATAGCCAGCAAGTTTGAAGATGGGCTCGTTCTGCTTTCGGTACCAGTTGGCGGCCATGTCTACGGCTGCCTGCTGTTTTGCATTAAGTTCCATAGTGTCCGCCTCCTAGTCCTTCATGTAGTAATAACCTTCAAATCCATCACTGTTCTTGATGAGCCCATCTTCCCAGGGCTCGTTCATGCACATCAGCCTTTTGACTTCCTCCAGGCTCCCTTCTCCTTCCGGCCGCTCCATGATGACTTCGTCGTGGACGTGCATCAGGATTTTGTAGCCTGCATTCTTCAGGCGGAGCATGGCGGCGGCGAGACTGTCACGGGCGCAGGCCTGTGTGATGTTTTCCACAAGCTTGCCGCCGTAGGTCTCGAGCCTCCCCCATTTTCGGGTGGTCTGTTCCAGCCCCTCATAGGTGAGGGCGTCTCGGTCAAACCGGTTTCGCTCAATGATTGGATGAAGGTAGATAAGAAGTCTCCCCGAAGGGAGCTTTACCAAAAGGCGGTCATCCCTGCATTGGAAGCCGATACTCGGGCTCCCGGGGAGGAACCAGGGCCGTGGATGCTCCTCCTTGAATCCCATGTTGAGCTGAGCCACGCGGCGCCTGTTGGCAAGAGCGCCTATGATAAGGTGTTTTTTGTCGTCCAGGCCTGCGTTGTGGATGAGGTCCTTGTAGCGGCCCATAGTCTCTGGCCTTACGTGGGAAAGCCTCTCCACTACTACCGCGAGCTTCGGGTCGGCGTCCAAGGTCCATGGCCTGTAGCCGTTTTTGGCGCCTCGGAGCTGTAGGACCGCATTAAATGCGCAGGCCTCTACGTTGGCCCAGAGCTGTGGGATGTGGGGGCTTGAGGCCCTCCACTTTTTGACAATGTCTTGCAGTTCGTCGTCTTTGAGCCCCATCCGGTCGGCGCCCATGGCCTTCAAGGCTCCGATGGAGCCCTGGTACCCAAGGGCGAGCTCTGCAATCTTGCCTTTTGCCCGGAGATGTCCGTTAATTCCGTGTTTTTCAACCGGCACCTTGAACATAGAGGAGGCACTGGCGCAATAGATGTCGCCGTTTTTAGCAAAGACTTCCCGCCGCCATTCTTCATGGCTCAGCCAGGAGATGACTCTAGCCTCGATGGCCGAGAAATCTTGCACAAGGAATCGGCTCCCATCCGCCGGAATAATAGCGGTCCTTACTAACTGGGAGAGCGTGTCCGGTACGTTTTCAAAGCAGAGCTCGAGGCCGTCCAGGTCATTGGCAAGGACAAGGTTTCGGGCGCTGTCCAGCTCTTCGGACTCCATATTGTTTCGGGGTAGGTTATGCAGCTGGACAATGCGTCCGGCCCATCTCCCTGTCCGCATGGCCCCGTAAAACTGGAACATCCCGTGCACCCTGCCGTCTGACGTGACCGCCTCCTGCATGGCCTTGTACTTTTGCACGGAGGTCTTTCCGAGCAGCTGACGGATGCGTAGAACCCGGGCTGTTGTCTCGTCTAAGGGCGTAGCTAGTAAATCAGCTATGTCCTGTTTGGCAAGGCCCCTGAGGGGCCTTTTGAGCCGTTTTTCAACCCAGCCTTTAAGCTGGATGACGCTGTTAGGATTAGGGAGTCCGGTAAGCCGCCGGGCTTCTTCCGTGAGCCTTGCTTTGTACTCGGAGCTCATGGAGATGGCATTATTAACCAGCGTCTGATTGATGCGGGCGCCGTTGCCATTAATCCCTTGGTCAAGCAGCCAGTACTTGTGCTCAGTCTCGGAGGGTTTGTAGCGGAGGAGCTTGTGCCTGATGGCCCGCTCCACCACCACATCCTGGCGGTTGTACTCGATATAGGTCGCCCACTTGTCCGGTGCGTCCTTTGGGTAATTGCGAGCCCCGCCGCCGTTGATGAGGCTTGGCTTGCAGGGCTTTGAAAAATAATTGATGAGCGCTTTGCCCCGTGCATCCTTTTGCTTGTCCTCTCCCAGCTTGAGGATCTGCGCCACATTGGCGAGCCCTGTCGGCAAAGAGTTGTACAGCGCAAGGATGCTTGAGCACTCCCAGCACTCGGTGGGCATGCCGGGGAAGTATTTCTTGAAACAGGTCATCTCGAAGTTGGCGTTGAACGCCGTCTTGAGAATCCTGTCGTCGTATAAGGCATCGATAAACCACTGGGGAAACTGCCCCCCTGTCTTAGTGAGGTCCAGCACCTCCACGGGCTCGTCGTCGAAAGCAAACCCGCAGAGAAGGATTTCAAAGTCGGGCGCGTCTACGTATTTGTAGACGCCGTACTTGATGTCGTTGCTGCTGAACGTCTCCAAGTCAATCCCCAGTGTTGCCACGGGGGCCATGGCTTACTCCCCGCTGTTTAAGGCGTCATTGAGCATTTTGGAGGCCTTAAATTTAGCCGCTTTGTGCGCCGGAACATTGACACTGGTGCCATTGGGGAGTCGCTTCACCATTTCCGGCTTTTCGACTTCTGTAAAGCTGCCCAAACCTACAATGGATACCCTGTTGCCTTTTGCAAGGTCCTTCCGCATGTAATCCACGAAGTTGGAGATGACTAAAGAGATAGCCTTTTTTGACAGCTTCTTTTCAAGCTGGTCATTATAGATTTTGCTGATAATTTCATTAGTAGTCATAATGCTATCCTCCCGATGCTTACTAGATTTTTAATGTAATTTGCAGATAGTCCTCTGTGTGAATGATTTCCGCTACTTCTGTCTGCAGAAGCTTTTCAACGCGTACATAGGGGAGCTGTGTTAAAGGCCCCTTGAAAATGGAGCTGCCGCGCGAAAGGTAGTAAGTAATGTTGATCTCCGGATTGTCTTTTAAGACAAGGAGAAGGTCCTGCAGTTTCATTTTTTACCTCCTTAGAAAAGGTCATCATCAGCGGCAGTGTTGTCCGTGGAGCCGTCAGAGAATCCATCGTCAAAGTCGGAAGCGGAAACGCTGACGCCGCCCAGGGCTTCACCGTCCTTCCACTTCTGAATAGCCACCAGTCCAACGCCGATGCCGAAGTTGCCGGAATGGCTGTAGCCATAAAACTGGAGGATTGCCCGGACATAACATCCGGAGAACACTTCGGCTTTGTCCAGAATCTCATTCCCGTGGCGGTCGAAGATTTTTGGCGGATTGGTTTCCTGCGCTTTGCAGTTGATAAAGAGGCTGTTTGCATAGGCCTCATCCTGTGGCCTGTCTTCGTCCCCATCTCTGAGCGGGATGCGGAGACCTTTGCTGTGGGCCTTAGACGGGCCGCCCAGCTTCTGAATGACCTTAGGGTCCTGCAGGAGCGCCTTAATCTTGGATTTGATGGCTCCGATTGTCTTATCATCGTCCTTGCCGATGATGAGGGAAGCAGAGTAGACGGGCTTGCCTCCGTTCATGGGCGCTTTTGGCTCCCAGATGTTGGCATAAGACAATCTAACTACACCGGTTAAAATTTCGTTATCTCTTAACATAATTATTCTTCTCCTTTTTCAAATACATTTTTTAATCTATCGGGGTCAGTCTCCAGTGCGGGCCGTTTATCGGACTCGGGCACCAGGGCGGGGCTCCGTTTGCCGGTCTCTACGATGCCATCAAGCAGTGTGTCCAGCTTCTTGGCGCCGCAGAGCTTTTTGAGCTCCGTCAAAGTCTGGAGAGTCTGCGGCTTATAAATCTCCTCAGGCTTGTAACCCGCTTCCAGAAGCCGTCCTGCGGCTACGTCGGGGTTGGTAATCTTTCTGACGGAGCGGCCTGCCACCAGTTTAAGGCCTAGAAGTTTCCTGCCGTCCAGTGCCTGCATGAGGGCGTAGGTCTCAATGTCCTCGAGCCAGCCTTTGATGCGTTTAGCTTTGAGAACGATGTCGGCCACTTCATCCGGCTGAAGCTCTGCGGGCGGCTTGAATGCTTCCTTGAGGGGCTCCGTCATGTAGTCAGCGTAGGCCCTGCAGACAGTTCGGCACCGGCAGAAGCGGCAATGGTCACCGGCCACCAGCGAGCCTTTGCCCTCGAAGGCAAGGAGCGCTCTCTGGTGGACTACCCTCCCCCACACTTTGAGGAGAGCTCCTCAGAGGACACGTTGCCAATGCGCGGCTGGATAATGGTCATACGGACCTTGTCAAAGCCCCAGAACATCTCCTGCGCCTCGATGGCGCCCAGGGCGTAAAGTCTCATCTGGCTGTTGCCTTTGGCAGAGACTTCCACGCCTTTGCCGTATTTAAGGTCACACACCTCCAGAATCTTGTCGGAGATGATAAGGCAGTCCCCCGTCCCGAAGCCCCGGGGTACGTACTTGGAAAAATCAAGGTGCTGCTCAATTAAGAGGCGCGCATCCGGGCTGGCCTGCCTTGCCTCGGTGTACTTTTCCACCACCGTGTCCACATAAGATTGGATGGCTTCCCGCATCTCCGAATTGTCGGAGACTACCTCAGGGCGGCCGCCGGCCCTGAAATCCTTTAGCGTTTTTTCCGCGAGCGCATGGGCCTCTGTTCCCTCAGCGGCGTAGGGGGATGACTTGTCCGGAAACTTGAGCTCCCATCTGGCAGACGGAGAGCACTTAAGCCACCGGGCGGATGCGCTGGCGGACAGTACTGCATGGCTCCCCATTAGGCGCTTACCAGAGCTTTAAATTCCGGCAGGTCAGCTTCCGGGATGTCGGAGACCTTCTTGTAGCCTTTATCAGTGAGCCACTGTTTGATGCGGGCCTTGCCGTCCGGTACCCTCTGGCAATAGGCTGCGCACATGGTGCGCAGGTCCGCCGGTGAGGTTTTCTTTTCTTCTGCCGGTTTCGGTGCGGGCGCCGGTGTCGGTTTCATGTCGGCTTCTGCAGGTTTCGGTTCTTCTTTCTTTGCCGCCTGCTTTTCAATCTTTGCTTTGGCTTCCTTCTTTACTGTGTCAATCACCACTTCGGCTACAGCCTTTGCAGCAGCAGGGGTGAGGTTCTGTTTCGGTGCTTCCAGTTCTAGAAAGTCAGAGACTTCCAGCAGGACTTCTCCTGGGGTTCCGTTAAATTTGATTTCCATAGTTTTTTTTTCTTCCTTTCTTTCGGAAAAAATGAGATAATAAAAATGAGGTTCATTTCGGGGGAAGTGAATCCTTGGCCTGCTTTTTAGCGGGCCTTTTTGCTTGCATAATCCTTTCCGGCGGTACATCGAGCGCCCAGGCTATCTTGAGGAAAAGGTTAGCCGATGGGTGGACACGACCGGTAAAGATGGCGCTGATGCTGGCCTGTGAAGCCCTGCAGCGGAGAGCCAGGTCCTTGTGCGACATCCCTTTAGCGTCCAAGAGCCCTTTAGCGTTCAAGAGCCTTTGTAGAGCTTTGGCGTCGATGGGCTGCATGTTGCGGTAACGCTCGACGTAGGGTATATGTTTGCCGCCGGTAAGATCCTCGTGGAGGACGTGTAGAGCATCAGCAATTCTGTGGGAAGTAATGTCCGCGCAGGGCGCGCCCATGTTCCAGATGATTTCCATCAGCCGGTTGTAGGTGATGCCGGTCGCTTTGGCAAAGTCTCTGTCCGTCCAGCCCAGCTTGCAGAGCCTACGTTGGACTAAATCACTGTTAATCATTTTCATCACCTCCTTTCATAGATTTTTCCTTTTGGCTTCTTTAATGGGGCAGTCTCGGGGCGTGGTCGCCGGGATTTTCCCGTCCGGTCTCATGCGGACGTAATGCATCGCCGCGCAGGTGTAAAGGGGATGTCCGTTTTCCATGGCATATTCGCCGGAACCTCCAATGCTTTTGGATTTGCGGCAAAACAGGCAATTCCGGCACCGGAGGAGCTTCATTTCCGGGAGCTTCGGACAGAGCCCAATGACACCTCCATCATCCAATGGCAGGCGCTGGTGCTTTTCTACCATGGGGCAGGCCTCGACGAATGGGCAGTGCGTGCAGTCAGTCTTGGTTTCCATTTTCTTCACCTCCCTTCTCGTTCCTGCAGAACGATTTCCAGCCCCAGAGCGTGACAATGCCCCGTCGTCATAATTCCCTTGCCTTTTTAACCCTAATCACCAGCTCAGTACCAGGCTGAAGGTTTCCCGGATCCGTGATTTTGTTGTCATACATGACCTGCCATGTAAGACGGCTCATATCCTCCTTATTGGTGGCAATTTCTCCGACGATTCCCCAAAGGGTATCGCCTGCCTCCACAGTCTTGCGATATTCCACAAGCTGTGTTGTGGTAGTGTCACGGTAGTATCCGAAGCCTACGGCACCGGCGGCAAGGGCGGCGCAGAGGATGCAGCCTATGCGCGTCCATCTGATGCGTTTAATCAAGGGCTTCATGATTTTTCCTCCTCATCCGGGTTTCCACCCAGGGCGACGTTGATAAGACTTAGGGAAGATTCGTAGGCGTCGGCCTTGCTGTGGTAAAACATTTTGACAAGGTCGCTTTCGTTATCATCGCTTCCGGCGGCGTAGGCGCTCTCCAGAAGGTCCTGGAGCTCATTGCGGAGAGCGCTAAGTTTTTCAGCGTCGAGTTCTGATTTCATTTACTCCGAGCTCCTTTCCGGCGTTGCAGACTATGTCCGCCGCTTCCTCCCGGCTCATTACTCCCAGGAGAACAATGGTATTAAAAATGGTGTCCCGTTCATTGCGGAGGTCGATGAGGTAGAGTTCTTTGCTCTTCCAGTCCTCCATCTCCACGTCATCCAATGCATCGCTCTCATCGTAAAAGCGATGTTCATACTCTCTGATGGCTTGACCAATCCGGACATTCTTCCTTTCAGATTCGTAAAGGAGCTCTTCGGCTTTCTCTTTCAGTTCTTTGTCATTCATAACTGAGGTTCCTCCCTGTCTTTTCATACTTTTGAATCAGCGCATCCAGTGTTTCCGGCCGGAAACGATACTGGGCTCCTAATCTGACCGCTTTGATGATCCCCTTCTTGCGGAGTTCCCGAAGGGTCCGCGTTGAAATGGAGAGGTATCGGGCTGCTTCTTTAGTTGTCAGAAGACCTTTTTCTTTCATTGCGGGCCTCCATCTCATTGAGATTTCTCAACTTTACGGGTAAAAAAATACTGATAAAAGTCGGCGGGCTGGATGCCCAGTTTGTCGGCCATGGCAAAGATTTCATACTGGGAAAATTCGGATTTATTTCCCAGTTTTAGGGAAAATGTAGACCGGTTCATGCCGATAATATCGGCGAAGCTGGATTCAGAGCCGTACTGACCGCGGATAGCTCCTCGGAGTAGACCATAATCGTATTCCATTGTTATCACCTCCTCGTTGTATTATCTCAACTATAGCACCGTTGTTGGATTTTTGCAACAATTTTTTTGATTTTCGCAACATTTTTTTGGATCTTCGCAACACACAAGAGTATAATATAGTAAAGAGCAGTGTTATTCGCTTTATAAGGAGGAAAATATTATGACTGAAATACAGGGCAAGCAATTTGCTGCTAGACTACAGCAAGCCATGAACGACTTGGAAATGTCACTCACTGATTTGGCGCGGCAGTCTAAAGTAGATAAATCTGCAATTTCTAGATATTTAAGAGGGAGCTATCTGCCTAAGCAAGTTAATCTTTCACGCCTTGCCGACGCTTTGCATGTTGATGAAGGCTGGCTCATGACCGGTGTAAAGCAGAAAGTTAATAAATATGGTCCTACCCTCCCGGCTGGTTGGCATCCCTTTATTCCTGAATCTATATCCGCCGGAAGGCTTGAGAAGGTGGAAGCTAATACTTCGCTTCCCTATATTTCCGTTCCTGATGTCTGCCTTGGCAAGTATGCAAAGGACAGAGATTTATATTTCATGACCGTAAATGGCGAGTCAATGAACCGAGTTATCCCAAACCACTCGCTTATCGCTGTTAAGTCCCCCATTGACAAAGAAAGTCTGAACAATGGCGATATTGTGGTGGCCTCCAGTAACGGCTCTTATACCGTCAAGAGATTTATCAACGATAAAACTAATGGGCGCATTATTCTCAGGCCCGATTCCACAGATATAGTTTTCTCTGATTTGATTTTCACTGATGAGGAGGTGCAGGATTTAAGAATCTTTGGGAAAGTAGTTATTTATTCCGTTGTTCTTTAAGGAGGTAAAGATTATGAAAAAGATTCTTCTGTTTTTATCGGCAGTGCTCTTGGCTCTGCTGGCTCCTGCCTATGCGAGGGCGGAGGCCCCTGCTGTTACGTCAAAGCCAACAATGCTCACTATGTT